AGAGGACTGTGTTATGGAGATAGAGGAGCTTAAGAATGAGCTATCTATGATTATAATGACACAAACAGGACTAGGTAGAGAAAAGTGGGATACTCCCGAAGTAAAGGTAGCGGCGGGTAGAAAAAGGCGACTAAGAAAAGACCGTTACTCTTCTTTGATTATGGCCAACATGTCTGCCAGACAGATGTTTGTAGAGAGAACAGTACGGACTTATGACCACTACGGTGGGTTTGCCGAAAGGTCGGCAGAAAAGAACGATAAAGATGGTGATGATGGCCCCTTATATCAGGGCCCTTCGTGGTTTACAGAAAATATGGGCGATATATACTAATACTGTGTATATCTAAACGTAATAGAATTATCAATACTATTGTTTAAGGAACAATACAAATGGCAGACGACCTTTATTTAACATGGGGAAATGACCAAGAGCGTAGCAAGGCTTATGAAGCATCTTCTGACGCTGTTCATGCTTATGATGGCATACAAAAATCCTTTGCTTACGACAATAGAACATACCTAGACATTGAGTCTTCTCGCTCAGTTCGTCCTAGTTTTTACAAGGGTGATTATACTGCCTTTCGTCCCGGCGAAGCCGTTCCAACACATCAAAAACGCATCATAAAGGCGTGCATGCAAGCATATGATAAGGTTGGCATTATCAGAAATGTTATCGATCTGATGGGGGATTTTGCCTCTCAGGGGATTACTCTTGTCCACCCAAACAAGACAATTGAAAGATTCTATAGAAAATGGTTCGAGCAAATTGGTGGCTTAGATAGGTCAGAGAGATTCTTAAATTATCTTTACAGATGTGGAAACGTTACGGTAAAGAGAAACACTGCTAGAATAAGCAAGAAAAAAGAATCCGAACTCAAGAGAAGTACCGCTGCCGCAGATATGAAGATTGAAAATATAGACGTTACCAAGAGAGAGATTCCTTGGAAATATGATTTTCTTAACCCTTTGGCTGTCGATGTTAAAAATATTGATGCGTCGATGTTTACAGGAGACCTCGAATATGTACTAAAGGTGTCAAAGACAACAATGAATTCTTTGGTGATGTCTGGCGGTGGAAAACGACCGAACCTACCTGCCGCGATGATGAAAAGATTTGCACAGGGCGAAAGAGAAATTCCCCTAGATAAAGACAAAGTGAGGATGTTCCATTACAAAAAAGATGACTGGAACCTTTGGGCAAATCCAATGATTTACGCAATCCTCGATGACATTATTATGCTAGAAAAAATGAAGCTCGCAGACCTAGCAGCTCTTGATGGCGCTATATCTAACGTTAGATTGTGGAGAATTGGTGACTTAGACCATAAGATTATACCGACCAAAGCGGCTATCAATAAACTCAGAGATATCCTTGCTAGCAATGTCGGTGGAGGAACTATGGATTTAGTGTGGGGCCCTGAGATTGACTTTAAAGAAAGCAGCACACAGGTATATAAATTTTTAGGTTCAGAAAAATACCAGCCAGTATTGACAAGCGTATATGCGGGTCTTGGGATTCCTCCAACCCTAACTGGTGCGGCTACGGGTGGTGGATATACTAACAACTTTGTCAGCCTGAAAACCTTAGTAGAAAGACTCGAATATGGTCGAGAGATACTAAAAGGGTTTTGGCAGCACGAGATTAAGCTTGTCCAGAAAGCTATGGGCTTTAGATTCCCCGCAGAGATTCACTTCGACTCAATTATACTGTCAGACGAAGCAGCACAAAAACAATTGCTAGTCCAGTTGGCAGATAGAGATATTATATCTCACGAAACACTTCTTGAAAGATTCAGGGAGTTACCGGCTATTGAAAAGATTAGAGTGCGTAGAGAAGAACGGACTAGAGTTAAGGATGCGCTCGCACCCAAGAAGGCTGGCCCATATCACAACCCACAACACAAAGAAGACATCGCCAAGATTGCACTTACCAAAGACGTTTTGGATAATGATATATATCTTGAGAATTTAGGTCTTCCCACATCTGAAATTGACCAGATAAATAAAATAGAGGTTGATGACGATCCGAAACCAGTAGTAGAAGACACAGATCCCGCATCTCCAGACCCGAAGGGCGGTAGACCCAACAACTCTAGAGATCAACAGAAGAGAAAAGAAAAGCGAGTTCTACCTCGCAGCAAGGGCGACGTATCTACTACGCTATGGGCCTATGAAGCACAGAAAGATATTTCTGAGTTAGTTATGCCTATGGCTCTAGCCCACTTCAAAAAGAAGAACGCCCGAAGCTTAACAAAATCAGAGTTTGACCAGCTAGAATATCTCAAGCTCTGTATCTTAACCGGCGTCAAGCCATATATGGATATTGATGCGGATGTAATAAAAGCTATCATTGATTCTGATACAAAGCCATCAGATGATTTTAATAGTGAGATAGAAATCTCTATTGCTGACTTTTCACAAACACAGAACAGAAAACCCAGTGTTGATGAAATGCGCTATATATACGCCTCTACTTTTGCTAGTTTTAGCTAAAAAAATAGTCAAACCGCATTTTTTGTGTATTACCTCTTGAGGAGATTCACATGAAAGCATATGCGAAAGAAATAGAAGACGGTATTCAAGATTTAATAGAAAATAACTGTACAATTGCGTATTGTTCTCCTATAGATCTGGAAATAACCGATGAAGAGAAGGCTATAGCCTTATCTCATGCGGATGCTAGAGATAACGACGACGAACAAGTCGATCTCTATTATCTAAGTTCTGTTTTAGTGAGTAGCGGCTGGAACAAAAACGATGATGTTTTTGACCCCCAAGAAATGTGGGCAGCACGCTCGACTCCCGAAGACAAACAATTTAATTATATGCACGACGAAAAAGACATTATTGGTCACATTACAGGAAATTATGTGGTTGATTTTGGTGGTAAGTCTTTAGATGGAACTGTTGACTGGAGTCAAGCTGGTTCTCCTGAAGACTTTAATATTATCACAAACGCCGTGCTCTATAAGTCTTGGAGTGATATGGATCTTCAAGTACGTATGGCTAATATTATAGAAGAGATTGAGGAAGGAAACCGATGGTTCGTATCCATGGAATGTTTGTTCCCAAATTTTGATTACGCTCTAAGAAATTCTAAGGGCGAAAGCAAGATAGTGGCAAGAGAAGAGGCTTCTGCATTTTTGTCGAAGCACCTTCGAGCCTATGGTGGAACAGGAAAGTATGAGGGTTATGAAGTGGGTAGATTATTAAGAAATATATCTTTCTCTGGCAAGGGCTTGGTTTCTAAACCTGCTAATCCTCGAAGTATCATTTTAAATGATAGTCAAAGTTTTAGTGAATGTAAAAGTAAATTTATTACTGTTTCATCAATAAAGGAGACTACAATGTCCGATGTTTTACAGAAACAGTTGGATGAGCTAAAGGCTGAGTTGGCCGAAGCGCGTCTAACTAACGAAACTATGAAGCAGGAGATGGAAACTCAGAAGACTGAAGCGATTGAATCTCAATTGCAAACGTTTGAAGAAACTATTTCTGCTAAAGACGAGGCTGCTGCCTCTCTTGAATCTCAAGTCACAGAAGCTCTAGCTAGAGTGGAAGAACTTGAGGTATCATTGGCTTCAGCTGAAGCCGCCAAAGAAGAAGCTATTGCTAAAGTAGCCGAAATTGAAAAAGCTGCCGCCCTCGAAAAGAGAGTTGCCGCTTTAACCGAAGCTGGTCTTGAAGGCGAAGAGCTGGACGAGGCTATTGCTAAGTTTGAAGATCTTGATCAAGAGACTTTCGAGTTTATTGTTGCAAAAATGCCACCTTGGCTCAACAAAGATAAGAAAGACGAAGATGAAGACGAAGATAAGAAGGACGAGAAAGCCTCTAAGGCCGACGACGAACTTCTTGAAGAAGAGGTTGACGAGTCCGAAGCATCTGCTGAAGATCTCGAAGAAGTAGAAGTGGAAGAGAACATTGCAATGGCTGAAGCTATTGACGAAGACGACCCTTCGGTTGAACTTCGTTCGACAGCTAGCGATTGGTTTGGTTCTTTACTTAAATCAACGGCTAATCTTAAGAAATAATTAAAAGGAGAATAGATAATGGCTCTTAAATCAGACAGAAATGAAGTTCAAACTGACATTAGTTTCTTCATGAACGAAACTGCCACTAGAGGGGGGATTGTTTCTCTCAGTACTGGTGGTAGCGGTGCAGCTATGGATCAGGGCACAGCCTTGGTCACTTATACGGCAGCATCTGGCAAAGCTCCTATGGGGATTTTGCTGAACGATATGGTCAATCTTGACCTTACTCGCCAGCATATTAATCAACATAAGGATGAAGTGCAAAAGGGTGGTAAAGTTACCATTCTTCGTAAAGGTTATGTTGTTACTAGCAATCTTGCTTGTGCAACAGCTCCCTCCGCTGGAGAACCTGCTTTTGTAACCTTAGGTGGTAATATTGCTAATAGTGGCAGTAACATCGCAGACGATAGCGGAACGGCAAATACACCAGTCGGAATTTTCTTGTCCAGTATGGATCAAGATAACTACGCCAAGGTGGAAATTGATTTACCCGGCACTCCCGCCCGTGTTCGCAACCCATAATTTAGCCCCATAAAGGAGAATAAGATAATGAATATGAAAGAACGTCCTTCAGATGACTTTATCGCGCTGCTTAAACAATCAGGCAGTTCCGATAAAGCAGTGGCTATCGAAGCTCAGCGAGAAATTGCAAAAGCTTTGGAAACACCACTACGTAAAGGAGTTTTGTTTGGCGATGTCGTAACTTCAATTTATGAAGCTATGCCACTTGAACCGGGCGCAACCCCTGAATTCCCACTCGACCTTCTTGCTCCGGGTACGGAAAGCGAACATGTCGCTTATACCAATCCGGGTCACGGTCGTATTCCAGAACGTAGCGTCGAAGGCGATTACGTAATGGTTAACACTTACGGTATTACTAGCTCGATTGACTTCTTGCTAAAATATGCTCGTGAGGCTAACTGGAACGTTATTGCTCGTGCAATGCAAGTTTTGGAATCATCTTTTGTCAAAAAGATCAACGACGACGGTTGGCATACATTGCTCGCCGCTGCTGTTGATAGAAATATTTTAGTTTATGATGCAGACGCTGCGGTTGGTCAATTTACCAAGCGTATTGTTTCGCTCATGAAGACAGTTATGAGACGTAATGGTGGTGGTAATAGCGTTACCGCTAACGGCCGCCTTACAGATATGTACCTGTCTCCAGAAGCTATTGAAGATATCCGTAACTGGGGTGTCGATCAGCTTGATGAAGTTTCACGACGTGAAATCTATCAGGCAGCTGACGACGGAGCTCCTTTGACGAGACTCTTCGGTGTTAACTTGCACGACTTGTTCGAGTTTGGTGACGGTCAAGAATATCAAAATTACTTCACGAGTGATCTTGGTGGTTCGTTGGCTAGCACAGACGTCGAGCTTATCATTGGTCTTGACCAAGCAAGTAGCGATAGTTTTGTAATGCCTGTTAAAAAGGAAGTTGAAGTTTATGAAGACGAAGCTCTTCACCGACATCAACGCCAAGGGTATTACGGCTGGGCTGAAAT